GCAGCGACGGCTTCCTCTGCCTTACGAGTTTTAAAATCAGGTTTGTAAAGACCTTCACTCTCGTCCTCAAGATCCTCATCTAAATGACGTGGAGCAGGACGACCTTGACCTAGAACATACTTCAATCTCTTTTCAAGAACATCATAAGATTTAAACTGGTCAGCAGCAGTGACAGCATTAAGTGAATACTGTTTCTTCCACAATGCTTCTAGTGCATCGTCATCTTCAAGTAGAGGTGATGGAGCATCGAACTCTGACTTGTCATAGTTCCAGTAACCATCCTTCTTGACGATCTTCAACTTGAAGTTTGCACCTTGCCAGAAGTCAAAAGGATTGATTGGAGTTTCATCCTCAAACTCTGGTTGCATTGCTTCCATAACCTTATCAAAAATTTTCTTACCATATTTGAATAAGAAAACCTTACCTTCATTCTGTGGATTGACTTGATCCTTAACAACATATATGTTGCTGTAATATGATAACTTACGCTTCTGTTTACGAACCGTATCCTTATCTGCTTCGTTACCACTGTTCCATAGTTCTCTATTGTAATCAGAGACGGGATCTTTAGCACCAGTTGTGGTTAAAGAGTTCTCGATATACCAACCACCAGGCCCTTGAAAGGCATGAGAATAAAGTTTTGCCCACGGAATGTCCTCACCATCAGGAGATGGAAGGAATCTGATAACAGCATAACCATTACCTGTTTTATCTAGTTCTGGTTTCCAGAGACGTTCATCTCCTCCTCCACCAGTAGTATTCATTTTCTCTACTTCCTTAACTAACTTTTGAGTTAAAGATCCTAGAGAGGATTGCTTTTTTAAATCAGCAAAAGACATTTAGATTACCTCGGATTAATTAGATTTGGCTTTTTTATTTGTACTTTGTTACTTTATCAGTCAACTTCATTCATGTCAAGTTGTTTCTTCATTACGTCAACCATCTGTGACATTTGAGAAAAGATGGAATTCATATCAGCATTATCAGGGAGACCCATAATCGTAGCAGACTTCTGGATATCATCCTTCATCTTCCTTGCTTGTGGATCATCAGATAAACTCAAACGTGCATAAAGAATCGTTTGTTTCTTGATAAGTTTATCTAAAAGGTTTATATGGTAGGACTTATCTTCATCATTCATATAATGAAACTTCATGACATTAGAATAAACATCCTCTTGAAGTTCACTAATCTCTGCCATTTCAGCTCGGACTATTTCTGAATCGAAGAATGTCATTCACTACCCTCTTGCTCAACTACCTCTACTGTTCCAGTTTCACTTGGAGCAGTTTGACTGTCTGCAATTTGTTGCAAGACATCAATAGCACCAATGAGTTTGAGACGAGTCTCTTCAGTGGTGACAAGTTGTTGTTTTAAATTAGCAAGAACTTCTTCATTATTAAGAGCTGCCATGAATTACTACCTCCTTTAGAATTTTTTTGTAACGGGGTACATTTATATTTAGGAAAGGTTTATATTTTTTAACCCTCCTACTGACGGTTTCCCACACAGGATCATTTAGATCCTTATCAAAGTTTTTACCGTACCCAAATATTCTATCACATATTACCATACTTTCCAAGCTTATGCCACCACCCAAATATTTTCTTAATATAGGAGGGTGACCCTTACTACAATCAAATACCTCATCAACCTTATTATATGTAAACAAATCCTCTGCCTCTTGTTTAAACACATATGATAATGACTGCACTTTCTTCTGCCAATCTTGATATCTACCTTCTCCTTCCTTTATCATCTCTCCTATCCATAATGATTCTGGATCAGAACAAGATGTAAAGTTAGCAACAAAAAATTCTTCTATTTCTTGATCAGTTTTCTGACGTGAAAACTTTTCAAACCAAAACCTATCCTTCCTCTTATAAAATGCTTGGTGTGTTGCTCTTGTCTTACCTCTATACTTCTGGTAGTCATAGTTATCTTTCGTGAAGTGATTCTTCATCGCAAGGTAACACTTATAGGCATCAAAGGGCATCATAAAAAAGTAATAGGGCGATTTTTTTGGCGGGAATTTTTTCCCACTTTTATGGAATCAAAAAACCAATTTCGCACGGCTAGTGCGTTTCAAAAAGTTTAACTCTTGTGCTTCGTATTTAATTTTTTCTTTGAGGGGTTTGGATATAAGTTTAGGAACTGACTCTAAATCAATAGCATTTAANTCACAGAAGTAAACGATAGCATCAATGTAATTCATTTCAGAATGTGCATGCACTAGTTTCTCTATTTCTTGTGCAAATCTAGCAGGACAAAAGAACTTGTCCTTCAATGCTTTTTCTAGTTCATTCTCCATTCTCGGCCCCAGTATTGTGAGATACAAATTCTTTTATATAACGTACTAGAAGTTTAATATAATCCCCTTTGTTTCTTTTGTCAAATATTTTAACCTCACCACCAGGTGTTACCATGATAGTTATTAACTTCTTGACAGGAATTTTAGTTAGTTCGTAGTACGCAGATGCATAAAACATTTCCTGTACAAAATAGTTTTCCAACCACTTTTCAGGTTTAATTTTTTCGGATGTCTTAAAATCTATCACCGCTAATTCGCCTTCGTATTCAGCGATACAGTCCACTCTACCCGCAAGACCAAGGTATTCAGAGTAAAGAGTCCTTTCTATAGCGTGTATATTATTTATCTTGTCCAGATATGGTGCTGCATGATGAAACATGAACTGTGTTGCTGGTAGATAATCATCCCAGTTAAGTTCTTTGTTCTCTAGGTATGCTTGTGCTGCCTCATGAAAATCAGTTCCACGAGCAGTTGCTTTCTTGGTAATCTTATTTGCTTCTTCTATACCAACTCTCTTTCTCCAGTCAATAAAAATCTGACGATTATAAAAGGAAGTTACTGAAGTAATAGAAGGAACCCACTGCCCACTAGGAAGTTCATACAACCTACAACCAGGAGTCTCTTTCTTTTTTAATTCAAGGTCACCTAAAAAATTACAATGGGTAAAACTCATAAACCAATTTCCAATTTAGCGAGGATGTATTCTTTAACTAGTCCTGATCTAACGATATCCTCTACACCAAATTCAATTACATCTACTGATGACATGATACGAAGGATTTGCATGAAATCTACAATACCATTTCTCTCATTAGTCTTAATTAAATCTGATTGAGATGCGTCTCCACAGAACATAATCTTTGATTGTGCTCCTACTCTTGTCATTATACTATCAAGTTCATGATAATTCAAGTTCTGGAATTCATCTACAATAACAATAGTCTTATCAAATGTAGTACCTCTTATGAATGATGTACTCCAGAAGTCAATAGTATCCTGTGCCTTAAGATTACCATAGAGCATATTAAAGTCTGCTTCTGATGGCATCTCAAACATATACTTTACCATATGTTTGTAAGGAATCTGATAGAGACAAGACTTATCATCATGGTCACCAGGTAGGAAACCAATCTCTCTAGTAGCAACAAGAGACCTTACAATATAAACTTTCTCATAAGGTGTTGATGGATCTAAAACATCTCTCAATGCATTGTATAAGGTAATGAATGTCTTACCTGTACCTGCGACACCATAAGCAACAAGGTTTTGATCTTTGGCATATGCCTCGAACAAAGACTTCTGATTATCTGTGAGGGGTTCTATGTCCCTCATCATGTCTGCATTAATTGGTTTTTTTCTTTTCATCTGCTTGGCCGTTAAACCTACACCGATAGGTTGATCTGCTTTCTTTTTACGTGGCATATTTAGAAACTGTAGTCACGATTTTTTCTGACATTAGCACCAGGTTGTTTAGATGCTCTGTCTAATATCTCATTCCATCCACTAGAGTTTGCCTCACCTTTCCATCCTTCTATCTCTTGACATGCAGCAACCCCTGCTTGCCAATCCTTATCCCACTCTGGGTTATCTTTTCTCCATTGATCATACTCTTTCATTGTCATGGAAAGTTCCTTCTTCTCTTTAGTTTCTTTATGAATGATTGGATATGTTGGCATAATAAGATAATTGCGTAGTTTTATTTAGACCCACTCTAGGGCTTCAGATACTGCAGGGAACTGCTCTACAAATATTTTCTTACACTCTGCAACAACATCCATGTGTTCTTTCTGTGTTCCATGTGCAGACCGTAGATTAATATAGTGAATCCATGAACGACATGAACCAGTCATGTATAATCTTGTAGGTGTTGCTAACGGGAGAACAAATCTCGCACACTCCTTCGCAATACCATTAGCGAGGAGTTCATTGTAGAGATCCATTGACGCAACGAAATGTTCTGCAATCTTTTCTTGAAGGTATTCCTTCTTATTTTTGGGGATATCATCGATTGAATTTTGTCTATTTTTTAAATCTTGACTGCGGAGATCAAACATAGGAATCTCATCTGCCAATAGATTAGTATCAGCATACCTTTGACTGAACTCTTGGAAAGTGAATGATCTATGGCGAAGTATTTGAGCACCAAGACCCCTTGTAGTTTCAATCTCCAAGGTCATGTGTGCTTGTTCAAATACACTCCAATGTCCGTGCCTAATACAATAACTTAAAAGACCAGAAAACTTTTCATTGTTCTGGTTCTTTGGGTTAGAAACTCTAGCAATATATGCCATAGTCTTTTCCGCATCGGGAGTAACACTTACAAGTTTAACTGTCATCGTCTTCGAAGACCTCATCGTATGAAAGTTCAGGTGCAGAGAAACCAGAATTTGTGTATGATTTTGGATCAGAGTAAACTTCTGATTCTAATTCATCAACAATTTCTTTAAGAGCTCTAACTAAAACTTTTAGTTTTGCTTTGTTCATTTGATTTCTTTTATCAATATTATAATACAAAAAAAGAGCAGGGTCAACCCTGCTCTCTTAAAGTATCTGTAAGTCAGTTACTTACCTAGCACTTACAGTTGTTTGTTCTGTGTGCTTGATGCCTCTGTATGTTAATACAGTTGCTTCTTTTTGACAAGATTTCTTGTCATCGGTGTTGTATGTAACACCACGGTAGGTTACTTTTGCCATTGAATTACTCCTAAAGTAGTTGGATTTTTAGGCCCGTTCCTTTAGTCATTTGCGTCTCTACAATCCAAACCATATTTGTCACCAAAATCATAATACAAATCAATAACTTCCTGCCTATGTTCTGCACTAATGTCAGGGTAGACTTTAGCACGATCAACAAGAGTGTTTATATCTGCACATGATACTGTAACTATGGTAGTAACAGCACTTGATGCAGCAATTAAAGTTGGAATCATAAAGATGAACGTTCCGTTCCGTGACTTACTTGCGTCCCTAATGGGATGAACGATGTGTTAATATTAACACAGTTATACTATATATGCAATCAATTGTGTAGTTTTTGATACAATTTATTTAAAATAGGTTTTAACAACCTCTATCTGGTCATGGTAACGTGAAATCTTATCCAACTCCACTCCTATTGCTTCAGTGATGTCAGAATGCTCACCAATACCTGCTGGATTTGTTAGATAAACTTCAACGTTTGCTTTATGCTTGGCAATTTCGCCATTCGCATGAGCAAGTATTGCTTTAATTAACTGTTCTCTCATGTATGCCTCTTGCATGTGCATTATTTTCTATCATTTTAGTATACCAAATCATATCTGTCAAGGATACTTCTCTTTTTAATTTTATTCTACAAGCAATTTCACTTACTCGTAATCGATTTTCTTTTCTTAACATATCTCATAGAGGTCTTCCGTGTTGATCCAGTAGTTTTGCTTGGTAAAGATTTGATTTTTGCTTCTTCTTAATCCTTTTATATTGTTTCAGAATCTTATCTACTTCTGAATGAGGAATATTAACTTTCAACTTCTCATCTTTATTACTAACAAAACCAAGACCAGTCTTTTCAGACTCCTCTTGGGTTTCTAGGTACTCATTTATTCCTTCCTGAATCTCATCACGAATGATAGCATTCACTTGGTCTCGAAGTTGATCGTCCTTCATCATTTCCTCCTCTTTCTTTTTTCAGGTGGTTTATATCCCCACTGTGCAGGACTAATAGTTCCATGACCATAAGACATCTTCTGAACAGAGTCCTTTCCAAACTTATCATAATACAGGTCAAAGATATTAACTTGAGAACCACGAACAAGATCCGTATGATCTTTACCCTCTACCTTATAATATATGANCATANNATCNGTNGGAACTTTNCTATCTACTAANTGNTCTTNNGTAGCATCTTCATATATCAATTGACATCCATAAGTACTAATAAGTTTCTTCTCTTCAGTAGACCATGCAGAAGATGGTTTTGCTGGTTTCTCTTTTAATTCTTCTGTCATGATCCTCTGTTTTCGCCCCATACTATATCAGGGAATGCTTCCTTAACAACATCAAGAGTGACCTTTGGATACACTTCTTCAAGTTCTTTGTCCTTCACTAAACAAATAATCTCTGCTTCTTTTGGATGTAATCCTTCAAGCAACTGAATGAACATAGACTCTCTACGGAGACTACTTAAAGAATCATTACCACCTTTAATAAAATGATAGAGTTGCTTCCACTCTCTACGTAATGAAGTATGATCTGTTCCTACAGGCACTTCATTTTCTTTATAAGGAACCTGACCATCAGGAACTGCTGACTGTACTCTTTCATCAAAGTTCCATATTAATATAGCAGTTAGAGAGTCGTCTCTATACTCTTTAAGTATATCAACTCTCTTTGCCTTTGTCCTCTGCTCTCCTACGAGTTCAAGTATCTCATGGATAAAAGGATTGGGTGGAAGTTTAACTCTCTTGACGGCTGTTTTTCTAGTAGTCGTCGTCTTCTTCTTCGTCTGTGTCATTGTGATTTTCAAATCGTAGGGCTAAAATTTCATCGGGGATAACTCGTCCATTCTCATCAAACATTTCTGGATGAACACTATATGGAACTGGTCTGTTGAGGAACTGTCCGATTACATTATTTGTAATCCATCCTGCAAAGAATCCTAACACAAATGTAGCAAGTATTGCAAATCCTGCATAAAAAAGGACGTAAGGGGTTACTTCTTGTAACATAATATTCCTCCCAGAAAATTATTTTTTTTGGATGTCCAGATAAAAAGTAATCTCTCTACCAAAAAAAGAAAACTGTATCTGAAATGTTTTGGACTTTGGTTTTTCTTTCCTCCTGTTTCTTAATAACAACTCAAAACCTTTATTGATTTCTGTGTTGTCATTATTTAGAACCTCTTTTTCTTCCTCTTCGTTTGTCATTACTATACCTCATTGCATCTTCTAATATACAAGCAAGATAATCTCTTATCTTTCTTGCTTGAGGTTTGGGAATGTGGTGATACGCTTCCCTTAATTGTTTGTGAGTAGAATCATTCCCTCCTTTAATGTATTCGTCAAGTTCTGTCACTGCTTCAGCAAATTCTTTAGCAGTAGAACTACGTAAGAATTGATCTGCCTCTACTTTAGTGACTTTCCTTAACTGAAAGTATTCATATAATTTTATCACAAACTTGCCCTTAAAAGCAAGTTCTAGTGTTTCTTCTAGAACATAATATATTTCCTCGAAGTTATTTGACATGACATTAGACTAACTTATTTTCTTTCAGATACTTTACCGTTGCAGATGCACCTCCAATTTTATTACCATCAACAACAACTTGAGGAAAAGTTGCACCTTCCCCAAACTCACCATAGAAACTGTCACGGGTAAAGTCCTTGTCTATTTTATAAGTTACAAATTTTTGGCCTGCTTCACAAAGAACCTCTTGTACCTTTTCACAATAAGAACAACCATCCATTGTATAGACAGTAAAGTTATTCATACCGCATTAACCTCTAGTGATTTTGCATAGTCATTATCAAAGATAGTCATACCCCTATCAGTAAGAATATGATCATACATTCCATCAAATACCTTGGTTGGCATAGTAACTATATCAGCACCGAAACTAAAGCACCGTGAAACATGACTCACATCACGCAGAGATGCTGCTAGAACCTGTGTTGTAACCATTTGCTCCCTATAGAGTGCTGCAATGTCTTTCACCAGTCCTACACCGTCAAATGAGACATCATCTAAACGACCAACGAATGGTGATACGTATGTTGCACCTGCTCTAGAAGCAAGAATTGCCTGTGCCACAGAGAATATCAATGTTACATTAACTCTGATGCCTTCAACACTTAACTTGGCACATGCTCGAAGTCCTTCTCTAGTACACGGAACTTTAACCGTTGCACACTTACCAAACTTCTTATGCAATCTCTTACCTTCAGAGACCATATTATCTTCATTACCAATGACCTCCATACTAATATCATTGATACCAAGTTCTTTTAATTCTTGATAGACATCCTCATGATTTCTACCACTCTTACGAATTAAAGATGGATTTGTTGTGATGCCATCAATCAAACCAGTAGTCCATCTGGTTTTTATTTCTGTCACATCAGCAGTATCTAAAAAGATTTTCATTTAACGTCCCTCTCGTGATTTGTTTCTAATAGTAATATGATTACCCTCAATTGCAAACTCTAGATAATCAGTATGATCCCAACCAAGTTCCTCATACAGACCATTAAGTCTATCCAAGTCGTCCCACAAGTCAGTGGGAGTAGGTTCTCCCCAAAATGGATTCTCTTCCATAGATTTTAATTGATCCTTTGTAAGTTAGTTAGTATAGTTTAATACGCTAGGAGTATATCATCGTTTCCTTTTCCAAACAAGTCTTTGTTAAAAATCTCTGACTTGTCTTCAATCTAGTTATCATTCTCAAAATAATTTGCACAAGAGCAAACAAGATTACGATCACCATAAACATTATCTATTCTTGATACAGCAGGCCAGAACTTACGTTTAGGGTTATTGGGAAATACTGCTTCCTCTCTTGTGTACCCATGTGTCCATTGACCACATACTTCTGACTCTGTATGTGGAGCATTCTTGACAATATCTGGGATAGTGTATATCTCTCTTCTTATTTTTTCCATAGCATCTACAAATCTTTTAAGTTCATCTAATGATTCACTTTCAGTTGGTTCAACCATCATAGTATTTAAAACAGGCCATGATAATGTAGGTGCATGGAAACCATAATCCATCAATCTCTTTGCAACATCCTCTGCTGTGACAGGTAATGATCTACAATCAAAGATACATTCATGTGCAACTCTATCATTAGCACCTTTGTATAACACTTTGAAGTATGGATCTATTTTATGTGCCAACCAATTAGCATTTAATAAAGATACCTCTGTTGCTTTCTGTAATCCATCACGACCCATCATTCTTATATACATCCAACTGATAGGTAAGATAGATGCACTACCATATTCTGCTGATGATACACGATGAGTGACAAAGGGTGTTAGATGTTTTGCAACACCAATTGGCCCCACACCTGGCCCACCTCCACCATGAGGAATACAAAATGTTTTATGTAAATTAAGATGACATACATCAGCACCATAGTCACAAGGTTTTGCAAGACATACCTGTGCATTTAGATTCGCACCATCAAGATATACCTGACCACCATTCTCATGTATGATGCGACATATATCTTTAATCGTAGTTTCAAATACACCATGAGTGGATGGATATGTAATCATCAAACAAGACAACTCAAAGGTATTCATGATTGCTTGTTTTTCTAAATCTTTGATATCAATATTACCTTCATCATCACACTTGATAGGAACTATTTTCATACCTGCCATGACTGCTGATGCAGGATTAGTTC